GTTTTTTCTGACGAACTAATTGCCTTATTCTTTTTTCTGCTCCTGAAGAATTTATTTCAGGTTTTTTCTCAGGTTTAACGTCTTCTGTTTCAGGTTTTGTTTCAACTTCAGGTTGTTGAGGTTTTTCTTCTACAACTTCTTCTTGACCCTCTATTTCAAACTCTACCTTATCTTCTTCCTTATTTTGCGATTGTGAAGTATCAATCGTAGACCACTCATTATCTGGTGTCATTCATTTCTCCATAGTTTGCGAAACTAAGTTTACGCATATTTTTTATTATATATTAATTTAATTTAGTTTGCAAGTGCAAGTATTAAATTAATTTGTTAAGTTATATGTAGGGTCTAAATCTTTTGGATTTTCCACAACCATAGAAATTTGGTCATCATATAACAAAATTAGTTTTATACCTTTATAAAAAAACTTTTGACCTGAATGTTTACCATAACACACATAGTCTCCTTCTTTACACCATGCTCCTTTTGGAAACTTTACTTCATCTAAATAAGCTGAGTCTCCTACTGAAAGCACTTTTCCTACTGTTGTTAAGTAAGATATGTCATTCTTTACCGAATCAGGTAAGTATAAACCACCTTTTGTTTTTTCTTTTACTGATATAGGTCTTACAAGAATATGAAAACCCGGAATACTTGGTAGCACATCAGGGTCTTTTGCGTGTACTTCTGTTATCCACACATCATTTTTAGTTGCATTTCCCATACTTGGTTGTTGCATTAGTCATCCTCTTCATCTAATATTCTTTTAGTTATATTTTTAATCTCTGCTTTTGCCCATTCAATACCTGCAATGCGACCTACGCAGTTCATATACGTATGATAATCTGAAGCTGAACCATATGCAAGGGAATTTTTTATTGTTTCAATTTCTTTTTCTAGTGTTTTATTAATTTCTTCTGATAACATTTTGTCCTTTACGTATCTCTTTAACATGGAGATGCCAAAAATAATTTCCTATATTACATATTATACTAGATAGTTTTAAATATGTCAAGGCTTTTAATGTCATTGATAATATGGACTCACTGTAGAATTAGGGTCTTCTATACCTTCAACTGCTAACACTTCAGGTATATAATGTTTTAACATATTTTCTATTCCCATTTTTAATGTTTGTGTAGACATTGCACATCCACTACACGCACCACTTAAAAATACTGTTACTATACCATCTTTAAAAGATTGTAATTCAACATGACCACCATGCATCTGAACACTAGGTAATATGTAATCTTCTATTATTTTATTAATTTTATTTTCAATTTCTTTCTTTTTTTGCATCTTCCAACATTTTAATTAATACGTCAGAAGTTTTCATACTTTCTGCACTTTGAATACTGTCACCCTGTTTTATCATTTCCACAAGCATCTTAACTGCATTAATTGCCTGTTGGGTGTTCCTATCCTTATCTTTTTCTTCTGCTTTAAGTAATCCTTCTGCTCCTATTTTATAAGCATCAAGTGCAATCTTTTGCTCTTTTAAGTCAAGGTCTCTATTCTTTAATGCACCCTCAGAAGCTTCTTTAGCAATATTAGCTTGTATCTTTTCTTTTTCTAATCCAAGTCTTTGAGCTTCCATCTGTACCATTTGTTGTTCAGGACTTCCACCTCTTTGAGCCTGTGCCTGATTAGCAACCATAACTTGTTGTGCTGCCTGTGCCATTACCTGCTCTACAACTCTAGGGTCTTGACCACCTTGAGGAGCTTGAGCCATCATTGACTTAGTTATACCATTAACTTGCTCCTGATACTTCATTACAATATGCTCTTGTATATTTGCCTGAAGTACTGGACTTACTCTTTGCATAATAGGGTTGCCACCATTTGCAGGGTCTTGTAAAAACATAGTTTTTATTTGAATGTGGGCATCATGGTTCTGACCTGCAAATGCCTTTATAGGTAAACCTTTTGTAGCTGCTTCAATATCTGTAACAGGGTCAAGTGGCATTGGTTTAGGTTTATCAGGCAATATGTTTTCCAAGTTAGGAATATTTGCAGCATTAAGAAGAGTTCTATTTAATTCTTCCATATTAAACATACCCGGAGGTGCGTTCTGTGCTAACTGCATTGCCATGTTTGTCATCATTAGTCTATGTGCAGATGACGGAATATTAGGGTCACTTACAGGAATAATGTCAATCTTATCGTCAAAATCCATTCTAAATATTTCTGAAGATTCACCCGGAACATCATATGGATATCTTTGAGGTAAACTTTCAGAATCTATTCGTGCAAGTACTTTAAATTCTTCTCTTTGTGCCTTATGTAATCTCTTGTGTATGGCAGAAAAAAATTTACTTGAAGCTTCTAGCAGTGCCATAGTTGTACCTACAGGACCATAATTAGAACCTTCACTTATAATTTGTTCTGTAGTATCTGCAAATTTCTGACCTGCACTTGCTACATACTGCATCATATTATACAATGTAGAGGAAGGTTCTTTATATGGAAACATTACAATAGATTTATTTAAATCCATACCTGTTGCTTCTACTTCCTTAAACTCACCCGGAGCAATAGGGTCATTATCTCCTACAACCTTAACACCCTTTGCCTTAAATCCACCCTGCAAGTTTGCAAACTGTCCTGCATCAATTAAACTTCTCATTGCTGCAGTTGCAGACATAGTAAGATTACCTAAGAAATGTATAAGACCTAATCCATAAAAACCAAATCCCGGAACAAATCTGTAATGAGTAAAAAACATTTTCTTTTGTTTTGTTTTATCATCCTCATTCCAGTTTCTTCTAATAGATAAAACTTTCTGTGACTGTTCTTCTATAGTTACAATATATGGACAGGCAGTATCATAATCTTCTATTTCAAGGTAACAGTGTTGTTCTAGTAGTGTATACTGTGGGTCACTGTCAGTAGAAGGAGTAAGACCTAATACTGTGTCCATCTTTTCTGCCATTGCAGATTGCTTTGGTAATTCAGGGTCAGGTAAGTCTACATCTCTATACATACCTGCATTAATCTGTCTTGCAAGTTCTATAGGACTTCTATATAATATATGAGTATATCTATCTGCTCTTCTTAAATCTGTTGCATAATAAGATACATAAAATTGGTCAATAGGTACAAATTCACTAACAGGTCTGTTTAAGGAATCATCATAGTATATTTTTTTAACTGCAGAACCTAGTAATGGCAAGTGAAACAACATTCTTTCTGTTTCGTCAAAGTATTCAGGCATTTGTTCTGATACCTGATAGTTCATAAAGTTTTGTACTCTATTTGCCTGTCTTTGCTTTGACTCTGTAATATCACCTAGTATCTGTACTTTTACAGGTCCTTTAGATGGAAATAACTCTCCACTTGCTTTACTCTGAAACTTAACTGCAGATTCAATAAGTAGTGGATGTACTGCAGTTGCTGCACCTTCAAAAGGCTCAGTAGTATCTTCTAGTTTTAAACCAAGTAAGTCAAACCCTCTTTCAAACATTGACTCCCACTCTGACCTTGAAGCTTTATCTGCATCATATTTTTCTATTACAGTATTTGCAATGTCCTGTAAATCTTCTTCTTCCATTTGGTCTGCAAGATTTTCATAAAAAGTTTCAGCTACCTCTGCTTCTTCAGGGTCAAAATCTAATTCACCAAACTCAACTTCTAACTCACCTGTTTCAGGGTCAAGTTCAAAGTTAACATTATCAGTTCTTTTTTCCTTTTCTAGGTCTAGATTGATAATGTTTGTTTGGTTCTTTTCTTCGTTTGGGTTCTTCTCTACTGCCATTCTCTTCCCTCTTTAAATTTTTTTTAAACTTTAAAAATTCAATATCAATTAATTTAGCCTTACCTATTTTAATAGGCAGTTTACTACACTTACAATAACTACTGTATTTCTTTGCACCACATTCAAAACAGTATGTAACAGGATTATATTTGAATATCTCCATTATACTGTTATACTCGCCAGTATGCAACTCTTTTGTCTCTTTTACTTCCATCATCTTCCCATGAAGGGTCTTCAGGATGTGTTAAGTTCCAACTATCTTTCATATAATGTATTGCCATACTTAAACAGTCTACTTGGTCATCATGTGAACCATTTGGAAATGACATACACTCAGAAAACAAATCATCTGCCCATACTTTATTTTTAGGTAACCATACTCTTCCTGCTTCCATCATTGGTGTAGATGCATATACTCTTGCAATCTTGTCCTTATCAGGCAGGTAGTCTAATACAGGCAGTCCTGCTCTACGCATATCTTGTATTAGTGACTGTCCACTTGCCTTTCTTTCTATTATACATACGTCAGGTTTAAACTCTTTATACAAGTCTTGGGCAATTCGCCTAAGTTCAGGATATTCATATCTACCTTTAGTATTACCTAGTAATATTAAATGAGATGAAAAACCATCATCCTCGTCATAGTCATTAAATATTCCCCATGTTTGTATCACACTAAAGTCTGCAGTTCTACTTGTACTAAATGCAGTATCATATGTCTGTATTATAAACTGACACTCAGGTGGTTCATCATACTCCCACCACTGTATATATTTCTTTTTAATAATACCACCATCATCAGGAGATGGGTCTTGCATATATAATGAGTTCCAATACCTTGCACCATTACTTGCTCTTATTTCTTCTTCATCTATTTTTAGTATCTTATCAGATTTCCACTCAGGAAAGTAGGAACTACCTACAGGTAAATCTAGTAACTCTGCTGCTTCCTCATTTAACCATGCAGGAATACTAATTACTTCCCATGAATATGTATTCTGCTCTGCAGTCTTTTCCTGTTTTAGTAACCATCCACATAAGTCATCATAGTGATATCTAGTATTAATAATAATAATTGAACCATTTGGCATAAGTCTAGTTCTTAAACCTGCAGGATACCACTCCTTAATATACTTTCTACCTGTCTGACTAAATGAATCTTCTTCTGACATAACGTCATCAAGCAGTGCAACATTTGCACCCCTACCAGCAACCTGACTCCGGACACCTGCTGCGTAGTATGAACCATTCTTATTAGTTTTCCATTTACCTGCTGCCTTAACATCACTACGTAATGCAACACCTTTAAATATTCTTTGGAACTTTTCAGTGTTAACTATGTCTCTTACAGTTCTACCAAAGTCAGATGCAAGTTGGTCACTGTGAGATACTGACATTATTTCATGGTTTGAAAAGTTTCCTATATACCATGCAGGAAATAATTTACTACATATTAAAGATTTAGAGGAACGAGGTGGCAGGAATACCATAAGTCTCTTTATGTCACCATCTACTACACCCTGTAGCTTTTGACATAATAGCTTTATATGTCTACCCATCTTAAAATCAGATACAAGAGTAGGAGCAAATATCTTTACAAACGTAAGGAAATCATCCTTTGCTCTTAAATTAGTATATGTATCTAAGTTTAATTTAAAATCTAGGTAGTTTTCTAGATTAGTTGCTGCTTCCATTATGTATTTATTTTACTACCTTCTTTAGACATATCCAAACACTTATATGCTTTAGCATAATATTGTGGTAGATACTCAGGTATTTCATGTGAAATAACATATGCTCTTGTTAAGCATTTATCATGGGTGTCATGTGGACTATATAAATCTTCTAGGGTTACACATTGAGTTGGGTTAGATACTAGACAAGCTAGTACAAATAGTTCATACATTTATTATTCCTTTTTTATTTACAAATTTATTATAACACTATTGCATAAAATAAAAAAGTATGTTATTTTACTATTTAGACACAGGGGAAAAGAGTAGTACCCCATTCCTATTGCAATTATATATTGCTTTATTTCCAAAACAATAAATACTTATATTAACTTAATGAGCCGCAGCCTGTGCTGCCATAGTTAAACCTGTGAAATTTTAAAAATATTTGGGGGTAGGGTATATATATATAGTATAGACGTACAATTTTTTGCTAGGGGTATAGACTATTTAAATCCAGTTAGTCAAAAAAATGACATTTTCTAAGTGGATACATAGGAATCAATATATTACTATATAAATTTTTTAATGTTTTCCTCTATTCAATTAAAATGATTAGATAGAATTACATTTAATCTAATGAGTTTATATTATGCATTATTTACATACCATATGTAATTATTTATGTTCTAATATAAACTATTGATTTACTTAAATATTCTAATGATGGATACATAGGAATCAATATATTAGCTATATAAAATTTATATTACAAACCATTAACTAAAAAGGGAATAAATGATTATGGATAGAATTAAAATAAGGGATGAACATTTTTCATCAGAAAGAATTAAACAAAATGAAATAATAGCTAAAAAGGTTATGTCTTATCATAAAGTAAAAGTTCAAAAGTTATTTGATGAATTACTACGTGAGTTATTATCTATCAATCCTAAACACGTAGATATAATGGATTTATCTAATATACTAAATGCTAGAAAGAATACATTAGATAAACTTAAATAGGATACATAGGAATCAATATATAAACTATATAAAATATGAAAGGTTTTAAAATGTGGATAAAAGACAAAGAATTTGAATACAAAATTCCAAGTAGACCAACAAGAAAACATTTTATTGAATTGGTCAATATCATTGTTAGCAATGAATACGAATTAGAGGACATAGTAAAAATTGTAAAGTATTGCAGAAGTAAAAACCCTAGATTTAGTTCAGAAATATTTTACAATGCTATTGAAAATAAGTATGCAATGCTAGATTAACCAAGTATACCTTGTTAGACAGGTTTCCCCTTCCTGTCTAGCGAAGTATATTTGAACTATGGATACATAGGAATCAATATATACTAACAAGCAATAACAAACTAAATGAAAGGAAAAGACATTGCTTAAAAATCAAACTTATAATCCTAAAGGATTTAAAACTTTCTCTATCTCTCATAACAATGGTAGCGATAATGCACCTACGTTAACGAGTGTTACTTTTAGAAATAGCAATCAAAACTTAATTGATGGCAAGTGGTGTACTACTGAAAGCTTTATTGAATCACTTGCTCAAAAGCTTAATGTTAGTGTAAGCTCAATTAAGTTAGTTAAGTAAATTAACTATATAATTTAATTAGCTAAATAAATTATAAGGGAAGCATATTATGTGCTTCCTTTTTTTATGAAAGGAAATTTAATTGATTACAACTAAAAACATTATTGCAATTTACAAGTTAGCTAATCCAAGTGAAATAAAACATGGTTTAACTTGGTATGTAAATGCAACTAAAGATTGCAAAGATATTGCTATCAAATATGACTTACCTGTTCATATTGTTATTGGTGTAGTATCTGCACTTAGTCCTAACAATAAATGGGAAAGGAATATTGTTAATGCTGATGATTTATGTAAAGCATTTATTGATGGTCAAGATATGGATAGTATTAAAGTTAGTACATACCATAAAATGAAACAAAAAGCTTGGTCAATACTTGAACAAATGCCAAGTTATGATGAAACAATTACAATACTAAATGGCAAAAAGATTGTTTCATTCTTTAGAAATATAAGTGGCGATGAAACAGACATTACTATTGATGGTCATGCTAGGAATATCTATTACAATGATAGACAAGGATTGACTACACCAAATACAAATATTAGAAAGCTTGAATACTTAGATATTCAGAAGGCATACCTTAGAGCATCTAAGAAGCTAGGTATCAAGGCATACGAATTACAGGCAATAACATGGGTAGCTTGGAGAAGGATACATGGAATTAAATAACATTTCAATTAATAGATTAGTACCTATTTATCTAATGAGTTCTTATTTATATTATGAATTAGATAAGAATGTTTTAAGTGATTCCCAATTTGATTATCTTTGTAAAAAGATATTAGATAATTGGGATAATATAAATCATATGCACAAACATTTAATAGATAAAGATAATTTAAAATCAGGAAGTGGATATGGTTTAGAATATACCAATTTAATTAAGGGAGCATCTGTAAATTGGTATGAACATATGAAAGGAAAAAGCAATGAATAAAGTTAGAGTTTATTGGAACTTACATAAGAAAACTTGGAGCATACAAGATTGCAAGACAGGTTTAGTTATTGACCATAAAGACAAGGTAGTATTAGAGATTGCCAAGTTTGTAGTAAGAAAAGGTGGTCAAGAAAGAGTAAGAAAAGAAGGTAAGAAAAATGTTCATGCCTTTGCAGTAGGTTATCTTGCTGATGACCAAGATTCAATGATAGAGTTTCCAAAATATTGGAGAATAAAATATAATCCCTATACTGATAATTACTTCAAACAACAAGGTTGTGGTGATAATCAATATAAAGAAAAAGAATGGGATTATGTTAACAAGGATTTCATAGGAACTATATATATGGAATCAACAGAAAACTACAATCCTAAAGTTTACATATAGAAAGGAAAACAAATGAAACATTTTTATACTAAAGAAGAAATGGGAGAAGGTTTTTGCTACAATCAAGAAGAACATAATGCTTATCAATATAATTCCTTGATTACACTTAATGAGCATGAAAGAAATACTATGAGAACTAAATATCTTATAAGAGATATATGGGATATGGATAAACTACTTGACTTAAAGAAACATTTAGATGATGTAATATCAGAAAGGAAAGAGTAATGAACTATTATATTACAAGCAGATTAGGAGCAGTTACATTGCTGATTGTTTCTACTTGTGGATTACTAATATCTATTGATACCTTAATCCATATGAGTGGTTGGATACCAACTACAATTTATACATCAAGCTTACTAGCTTTGCTTGGTGCAACATACTTACTAGTAAAGGAGAATAAGTAATGGGAATCATATACAATTTTGAAACTGAAGACTTACCTGAGAATGTAATTTGTGCGAATGATAATTACTACTTAGAGTATGACGTTAATGATGACTTATATACAATCTATGACCATCATGGAATGATACAATGGGAGTATGAATATGATGGAGAAAGAAGTAGGCAGTATATAATAACTAAGGCTAAGAAAGAAATGCAGAGATTGGAGTATGAAGATATTGAACTTCAAGCTATCGCAGAAATAAGAGCAGGTGTATGACTATGAATTATGATTTAGTTGCACCTATTATTTTTTGGATAGTAATTGCCTACTGTATTGTTAGTTAGGATACATAGGAATCAATATATAGTAATATAAAATAGAAAGGAAAAGATAATGAAAGCATATTTTATTAATGCCAAAGACGAATTAATTACAGAGGTAGACACCAAAAGTGATGACCACACAAAAGAAATGATTGGGTGTAAGTACTTTGAAATATATCCTTACAATGTAAATGGTAATGATATGTGGACAGATGAAAATGCTAATCTAGGAGATTACAATTACTTCTTTACATTAGATAACAAAGTTATCGTAAGTGGTAATGCAGTATTGCTAGGCTTTGATGCAGATACAGGAGATTGTAAAGACGTAAGTAATTTAAGTTTAATTAATCTAAAATCTAGAGTAACCTTCATGGGCAAGAGATACATTGACCATGATAAGTTATTCGCTAACTTTAAAATAGAGGAGTGGAAATAATGAAGATACATAGAGTAGTAACTATGCTTGGTGCGACAACTAGCACAGGCAAACTTGCAGATGATATGTATGACTTGAATAACAAGACATACTATTCAGAAGCAGAGCAGAGAGATATACCTATATCACACATGGACTTTCAACATATGGTCAGAGCATTTGTTAAGTTATCTAAACAAGAAGATATGCTTGACAGGTCAAAGCACATGGGAAAAGTTGCAGATTTAGTTGCAAAGATTGAAAGACTTGAAGGTATCATTGAAGAAAAAGATGAACACATAGATAAGCTATCTAAGGAAGAACATAGATGGAGAAAAGCTTATGATGAAAACTTTAATTCAAAAGGTTATGAGTATATGTTCAGCGAGATACCTAACACAGAGTATGGAGAAAAGTTAGTCAAGAGTATGAGAGCATATCTTAATGACGAAACATATACCATGCGAGTAAGAGGACAACACTTGAAGAAAGAGTTGTATGGACAAGGTAGGGCATATTGGGGTCAATCTATTGAGGATTCCTCGCACCTAAGAGTCTACATAAATAAGAAACATATTAAATGGAAGGACATAAAATAATGAGTAACACACCTAGACTAGATGAGAAAATGGAAGTAGTAAACTTCATTGAGACTAAGATGAGAGAAGGCAAAGCCAATCCAAAGATTAGAGGTTGGGCAATGTCAACAATACTAAAACAAGTTGAAGAATCTTTTGGAGAAAAGCAAGTACCTCTTGCAAGAGATTACTTTATTAGATACTATGAAAGGAGCAGAAAGAAATGACAATACTAGACACAGTAAAGATAAAGAATATGCTAGATGATTTAGTAAATGCTAATGCAATAAACTTAAAAGAATTTAAGTTTCGTATTGAAAGATTAGGTTATATAATACATAAATTAGAAGTACAATCATCTTCAGTTCATAATGATGCAACACTAATTGTTAAAGACATTGATAATAATTATTATACAATAGGAGTTTAAAATGTTTCCACAAGATAAAGACAAATTAGTAGTATTAATTGTAACAGGAATAGTCATGCTATTCCTTTCATGTTATATGGGAGTTTGATATGAATGTACTAAGTTTGTTTGATGGTTGTAGTAGTGGACAACTTGCCCTTGAAAGGGCAGGTGTCGATGTAGACAATTACTTTGCAAGTGAGATTGACAAGTATGCAATCACAGTTACACAAGCTAACTTCCCTGATACATTTCAATGGGGAGATGTAACTAAGATTAAAGTACCTACTGAAGGTAGTATTGATTTACTCATGGGTGGCTCGCCTTGTACAGGATTTTCGTTTGCAGGCAAGCAGTTAAACTTTGATGACCCTCAAAGTAAATTGTTCTTTCATTTTGTAGAGATTCTATCTTTAGTCAAACCTAAGTATGTACTTCTTGAGAATGTACGTATGAAGAAAGAGTATCAAGATACCATATCATATCACATGGGATTTGAGCCACAAGCACTAAACTCTAAGTGGTTGAGTGGTCAGAATAGATACAGACTATATTGGTGGGGTAAGTTACAATCTGATGGTACATACAAGCAGATACCTATACCACGCATGGTAGATAAAAAGGTTGCTATGCAAGATATACTAGAAGATGGCTATGCCACAGATGAGATGACTAGTCAAGATGGCAAGTCTCATTGTCTTACTGCTAGGTACAATGGTGCAGTATGGTGGAATAGTATTGAACGCAAGCAACGTACTATGGTACTCAAGGATAATCCTACCATGTCCAAAGATGGATTGATACGTGTTGGTACTGCTGACCTCAAAGGACACGACTCTATTAGACGAGTGTATGCACAAGAAGGTAAAGCACCTACCCTCACTACCATGCAAGGTGGACACAGAGAACCAAAGGTTGCCATTGGTCGTATAGTTAATCGTAGGCTAGATGAGAATGGCACTAGAAAAGATGACCAACTAGACCTACCATTCACTAGGCAACTAGAGGTGCGAGATGATGGTAAGTCTAATTGTCTTACTACTGTGCAGAAAGATAACGTGGTAGTATCAAAAGATATGTGGCGAAAGCTTACACCTCTTGAGTGTGAGAGATTGCAGACACTACCTGATAACTATACGAATCATGTATCCAATAGTCAGAGATATAAAATGATTGGTAATGGTTGGACAGTAGATGTGATTGCACATATACTCAAGACTATGGATATTGAAAAAGAATATTTACTAACTGACCCTATATGGGATGAAAGGTGGACAAGATGACTAAGATAGTACATGATACATGGCAATCAGTTATGAATCACGAACTTAATCCATTGAGACATATAAATGATTTAAATACTAGACACATGGTCATGCAAGTATTAGCATGGATGTGGTGCATAGTATTCTCTATGTACTTTGGTAGTATGTGGGTGTTTGGCATAACTGCTATTGCTCATGTATTTATATTATGTGCAATAGTAATTACTGTAGCTACGTTTGAAACTGCAAAGAGAAAGCCATCCTTCTTTATGAAGAAAGGATACCATACACCAAGCAGAAGTAGATATATGTATTACAAAGGCAAGAGAATTAAATATGATGACAATGATGCAGGAGGAGAACATGAGTAAAAGAAGAGGAGACATATCTGAATTACAAGTTGCTACTCACTATTTAGAGAAAGGGTATGAAGTTTTTAGAAATATGGGTAGCAC